TATAATGTGGTTACCTACAAGGACAATCCATTCTTACCACAGGTTCAAGTTGATGAAATTGAAAAACTAAAAGATAGAGACCCCAACCTATGGAGAATATTTGGTCTTGGTCAAAAAGGTGTTCCGACAAAGATGGTATTCAATCATCATCAACTCTATATGGATTTACCACCATCCAGTAAATTCTTAGGGTATGGAATAGATTGGGGATATTCAGACCCATCGACACTTGTTGGTATATGGAAACTTGATGACTCAATTTATTGTGAAGAATTTCTGTATCTAAAAAATGTGACCATCCCTGATTTCATTTATAAGATAAAAGATTTGGGGATTAACCTCAAAGATGATTTCATAGCAGATAGTGCTAACCCCCAAGCAATAGAAGAATTAAGAAGACAGGGGATAAATTGTAAGCCAGTAAAAAAGAATTCAATCCTACACGGTATAGACCTAATTAAGAGGTCAAACTTTTATGTGAAGTATGATTCATTTAATCTACAAAATGAATTACAATCTTACATATGGAAGACCGATAAGAATGGTAATAACCTTGATGAACCAGTTGATTCTTCAAACCACTTAATAGATGGTATCCGTTATGTGATGGAGATGAAGGTTGCGAGAAACCAATGGATTGGTATAATGTAAAAAAGATATTTATGTATATGAGTGGACTTGTTCTAAAATATGATGGAAGAAAAATAACCATCCAAGAACCAACAATTCAAATGTGGACTGAGGTAATGAAGTTTAGAGAACTTCTTGATGAAGAAGAACTCAACATCAGAATGTTGTCTTTAACAACAGGACTATCAGTTCAAGAGATTAAAGAATCAGATGCTCACTCGATGAGAATCGCAGCCGATACAGTTTATAAATTCTTGAATCAAGAATCTAAAAAACTATTTAAGGATATAGAGCACAACGGAAAGAAGTATGTTCTTGTAGATATACATAAAATGTCGTTTGGTCAATTTGTTGATGTGGATACATTCTTACAGAAAGATGAGAATTATAGAGTATCAAATCTCAATGAGTTAGCGGCATACCTGTATACAGAAGAAGGTAAGAAATATGGTGAGACAGATTTTAGAAAACAGATTGAAGATTTCAAAACTCTACCAGTGAAATATGTAGAGGGAGCAATTTTTTTTTTGTTGAGTATAGGCGTGGTCTCTCAACAACTTTCAGTTCTTTATTCCAAGAACAAACCGTTGTGGATGTGGATGATGATACGAGTTCGTTTGCAAAACATTGGGGATGGTATTCAGCAATTTCTACACTTGCCGACAACAAAGTATGGGTGGTTGACGATGTTACTAATCTTCCCCTTATATCTTGTCTCAATCACCTCTCATATCTTATGGACCTCAATCAACAGGCTGAAAAGCAAATTAAAGAAATGAACAAGTAATGACTCCAATCAATATATCAGGTTTAACTTGGTGGAATCAATATAGTAATCCATCATTTCTAAATTTATCAGGTAATGAAATATTAAGTGTAATTGATGGATTAAATTCAACAACCTACTTTCAAACAGAAATTGGTAACAGAGTAAAATTCCAAAATGATATTTATTCTGCAACCACCTCAGGTTTCAGTGGTGGAACACTTAATGTAGGAACAAATAGGATGTCCTCACTGAATGGACAATACTCAGGCACATCCGATTTTACAATTTTTACAAGATATATTTTTACAGGAACTGCAAGTGATGATGTTATTTGTTCTTCTGATGCTGGTGGTGGAATAAATGGTCAATTATATGATGGAACAACAGTCCCTTACAGATGGTTTCAAAATAAGATTACAGGTTCAAATATAGAATATAATATTTGGGCAGACCCAAATACTGCTGACGGGTTTGTAAATTTTAATCAAACTTTAACAGCAAATACTTGGATTGACCAAGCATTGAGATGTTATCAAGATGGTTCACTTTATAGAATTGAGTTATGGATTGATAATGTATTAGTTAATTCAAACTCCACGACATTTACTTCTGTACCACCAGTATTAAATCCTGGTATTGTTGTTGCAACTTCATTCAACGGTAGTATAGCGGAACAGTTTTGGTTTAATAAAAAATTGGATTCATCTGAACTAACACAGATGTTTGATTATCTTGTTCAAAGATATGACGCACCGATTATCACACCAACACCTACACCAACGATAACTCAAACATCAACTCCTACTCCTACATCACAAACCCCAACTCCAACTCCTACACAAACAGGAACACCTAACATAACACCAACCCCATCATCAACAGGGATTCCACAACTTGGAATTAACTTCAAGACCATCGCTGATGATTTCAAATACTTAGCCAACAAACACAAACAAATCAATTCGTTTGGTATTGGTGATACAGACCAATTGGGTTATCTAATTCAGTCAAGAGACAAACAAGAGAACCCATCAGATAACTCACCATACTTCCCACTACTTTATGTTGTTCCATCTAATATTAAGAATGACCTTAGATTCAAAACTTGGACATTCAATGTCGTAACACTCGATATAGTTGAAAGGGATTTAGCGAACTCACTTGATACATTATCTGATACCTTACAAATCTTGAATGATGTTATAAGTCAATTCAGATTATCTGTAACAAACAATCAGGGTAATTTTAACACACTCTATTATCTTGATGATACGGTTCAATGTAACCCCTTCCAAGAGAAGTATCAGGACTTATGTAATGGATGGAATGGATTATTACAAATCAAAACTAAGACCCCATTAGACAGATGTGCTGCTGCGTTTAATACATTTACAGGGACACCAATCTATCACGAAGGAATCAACCTAAGAACCTTCATATATGATTTCCAATTGTTAGCAGACCATCACAAACAAATCAATTCATTTGGTTGGGGTGACTTCGATGATTTCTCTTACAATGTAGATTCAAGAGACAAACAAGATAACCCAACATATAATCCACCATATTATCCTTATATGTATGTGATTCCAAACAACGCAACACAAGAGTTTGGATTTATGACTTATGAGTTTAATATCATCATTGGAGATATTGTGGATAGAGATTTGAACAATATGATTGATGGATGGTCAGATACAAACCAAATCCTTGATGATATCATTTCTCAATTTAGATTGTCTGTAACAGATTCACTTGGAAACTTTAATCAGGATTATTATCTCGATGATATTGTTGACTGTTCACCATTCATTGAGAAGTATGATGATATGTTAATTGGTTGGACAGCAACTCTTAGAATACAAGTTAAGACACCTCTTGATAGATGTGATGCAGCGTTTGATACGATGACTGGTCCTGAACCAACACCAAATCCAACATTGACTCCAACACCAACAGGAACATTAATACCATCACCTACCCCAACTAATACTGAGACACCAACTCCTACTCCTACAATCACAGATACTCCTACACCGACTCCTACAATTACGGACACTCCAACATCAACTCCAACACCAACAATAACAGACACTCCAACATCAACTCCAACCCCTACAATTACTGCGTCACAGACACCTACAATAACCGCATCTCCAACAGAGACATCAACACCAACGCCTACATTAACTGCATCCCCAACTCCAACAATTACTGCGAGTCCAACACCAACAATCAACCCAACACCAACTCCTACACCAACTCCACCATCAGGAGCACAACTATGGAACACAAACCCAGATACTTGGGATAATGAAAATCAACAATGGAATTTAATCTAAAAAAATATGGCTAACTTATCAGGTCAAACAATACAATCAACATATCCAGGTTTATTAAACTTAAACACTGCGACAACAGGTATCACATCAATACCACAAGCAATCACAGATGGTCTTGGTAATGATACAGGACTAAACATTGCAACTAATTATCTTGCAGCACCTAATCTACTCAACTATTATAGTGAGTTTGTTCCTGATTATGGGGGTGTAGGATTCGGTGCTGGTTCAGCTGCAAACCCAGCAAACAGTAACAACAGGCTAATTTATAGTGCATTTTGGGATTCAGGTGTAAATGCATATTCAGCATTAACTTATAACCTACAAACATTAACAACAACAAATGATACTGTAACATTTTCACTCTATACTGCACAGATGGTAGATGGTATTGGAATTGCACCAAAAGATTTAATTTTGAGTGGTGTTTCAATGACTACAACAGGAACAACAGGTGTTAAAAAAACAAATTTGGTAAGTAATGTAAGTTTCTCAGGTTATAGTGGGGGTGGATATTACATCTACGGATATGTAATAACATCAACAGCTGCAACTCCAACCATAAGATTTACAACAAGAAATACAACAGTTGGGTCATATTCAAACTTTGATTCAATGGGTTTTTTCTTAACATCTGCTGGAACCTCATTAGTACCAGCCTCAAAGTCACTACTACAAGTTAACATGGCCGTTTTGAATACTGTTCAAGAAAGTTATTCCAAATCAGATATACAAAACCAATGGACTGCTACTAACCCTACAAACTGGGGATTTGGATTAAACACAGTTAAATAATGTTTGAACTATCCGAAATAGAATTACAGAGATTAGGGACTCTATTCGTTAACTTCTTCAAACAGAAGTTACAGGAGAAGATATATCCCTATGGTAATCCTCAAAGAGGTGTTGGAGATAAAGTTGCGTCAGGTCAATTATTGAACTCACTCACAGCAACCGTGATGCCGAGACAGAACGGTGGATTCGAACTTGTAATTACCTATATGGATTACTTCCAAAATGTGAATTTAGGAAGAAGACCAGGAAAGGGGATGGTGCCCATACCAGCACTTCTTGATTGGATAAAGCTTAGAAGAATTAAAGGGAGAAATGCAAAAGGAAAATTCATATCCAATCTATCATTAGCGTTCGCTATTAGACAGAACATTTTTAAGTTTGGTATCCGTCCAACCAATATTTATGATAAAGCGTATGACTCATTTGAAGCACTTTTGGAAAACCCACCACAAGAATTTCAAGATGAATACAACGCACTCTATGAAGCAATCGGAAATGATGTAGAGAACTTCATAGCACAAACAGTAAACAAAGAGTTCCCATCAATAATTGACGAATGAGTTTAGATTTAACCATATTACAAAAACCATTAGATGTTACTGAATCACATTCAGACCATACTTGGAATGTTTCCCTCAATGACTATTCAGCATATACAGACATTAGATTGGTTGTTGATGTATACAAGAATCCGTATCAAAATGATATTGGTCCAAATAATCAACAAGGAACAAACCAACAATACGGAAAGTTTGGAAGATTATTAGTTCCATCAAATGAGTTCGGTAACTGTATCTTCAATGTGGAAACAGTTATTAGAAACTTCGTTCAAGCGAATCCAAGAAATATGGATATGGTTATGACTATGACCGCAGGAACAGCACAGAACGACCCCTATCTTGTTGAATACTATAACCAAGCAGGTCTAAACTTTACAGCGAACACATCACAAGCCACAATCGTTAATGAGAGACCCTCCACAGTATCTTTTTCTAACGGTTTTAACGGGGGTTTTCCTGGTTTTGATAACATATATCACATCAACGAATATCGTTTAATTTTCGGGGTGCAATACACTTCTGGTGGGACTTCACAAATCATCATCGATACTACAAATTATAATGTCTATTCAGGTTGGACAGGTCAGAGCATTTCGGTATATTCTGCATCCACCCAACCTTATGGAGTTACAATTTATCCTGGCGTTCAGGACAACAAAAGATTTGCTGTCTCATCGAATCCAAATTTTTCGTATTACTACTCTGGCACAAACTTATCTGGGCAATACAACTACTGGAATACAAAAGTGTTCGACTTCGCAATGAACACAGGGGTCTCCCCACTCAATCAGCCTGGTAGGTTTATGGGAACATTCGGTAATGAAACAATCCCAATGACTTTATTCGGTGGACCAGTTATCCAAACAAGATATAGAACACACTACTACAAGTGTCCAATAGTTCTTGGATTTATGTATGGTGAAAATCAACTCTATAACAACTCAGTTCCTGTTCAGTCAATTTCTTACTTACAGAAAACACTCAATAACACACAATACAATTATGATGTTTTACAATCTGTTCCAATTGACTACACAACAAAACCATTTGGTTTGTACTCATGGTTAGGTCAAAGGATTGCTTACGCTGTATGGAAACAAAACCCATTAATCAGAACACAGAGTGATGTCGCAATCTTCCTATCAAGTGGTGATTGTGACCCTTCATATGTTTCAGGCGTATCTGAGGTTGTTCAATACAAAATGGTTGGTGAAGAATGCTTTAACGACCCTGTGAATTTTTTATTTCTCAATCGTAACGGCGTTTGGGATACATACACATTCACAAAGAAATACTCCAAGAAATATAATGTAGACAAGAAAGTTTATTCTCAATTCAAGACACTTAACACACAAGTTTGGAATAGACAATCATACGACTCACAAGAGACAGTATTTTGGGGTAACGCAGATGAGTTAGTTACTGTGGATTCAAACTTCGTTCAACAAAACGATGTGGATATCATTGAGGAATTATTGATGTCCCCTTATGTTTACATGATAATGGACAACTGGGTTCCTGAGGGTGACCAACAAAAAAATTATCCTTACTTAATACCTTGTGTAGTTCAAAATAAATCTGTTCAAGAATATATTCAAAAGTATGTTAGAATATTCCAATACACAATTGAACTTAAACAGACACCTTATAGAAGATTTGAATTACCAATATAATGAGTTTACAGATTAGAGCATTTGTTCAGGGAGAACCAAAATTTTTAGATTTATACAAGGATGAACCAGTCCTATTGTCTTTATCATTCGCAGAAGTACAAGACATTACAAAAAAGAACTCAGCATTCTCAAAGGGATTCTCAGTTCCTGGTTCACAGAGAAACAATGAGGTATTCAACTTTTTCTATGACCTTAATTCTGTTCCTGTAACATTCGACCCCAACAACAAATTCGATGCTCAACTCTTATGGGATGGATATGAAATCCTACAAGGACATATTAGATTAAATGGTGTATCAATATCCAATGATGAAATCATTTATCAGGTTACATTCTATAATCAGGTTGGGGACTTAGCAGCAAACATTGGAGACAAGTATCTGAGAAACCTTAATCTCTCAGGTATATCACATCCATATCAAGATAGTGTAATCTTAGAATCAATTGTTGACCCGACATTATGGAATCTAACAGGTTCAACAAACTATTCATATCAGAATGGAAAAACATTTTGGGGTCTATACAACATCGGTTATGACTATCTGAGTGGAACAACACTTAATAGTGATGTATCACCACTCATTCAATTCTCACCATTGATATCAGGTACAACAGGTAATCAATTCGTTCCTCAATTTGGAAACTTCGATTTTTCAGGGACTCCTGTTAGAGATTACTATTACAAGCCGACATTACAAATCAAAACTCTATACGAAAAAATCTGTGAAGAAGCAGGTTATGAAATACAGTCCAACTTTTTCAACACAGATTACTTCAAGAAGTATTATATGCCATTGAAATTCTTGGATGAAAGTATCTATGCAAAACAATCATTACCTGCTTGTTTCAGTTATGGTCCACAGGATTTCAATTTAACGAGTGTATTGAATGATGTTTATACAGTTCCAAACTCAGCAACAACTTGTAACGCACTCGGTTTCCCTTTAACAAATACAGGGTTTACAATCGAGGAACAATACGCTGGTATCTATACATTTAGATTTACTTGGTCAATGATTGGTCAATGTGATTATTTTAGTTTTAACATACCACTCGTTAACCTTATGATTGTTGATGGGACAGGTGGTCAAAACTTTTATACAAACTATTGGTGTGATTCAGAAAGACAGGTAGTGTCGTTGGAACAGACATTCAATTTCACAGGAACATCAACTGTTGGGTTCGTATTCAAGGGTGAGTATGCACAAATCTCAGGATTTACAGCACAGATTATCAACGCTCCAAGATTTATTCCAACAGGTTCAACGATTAACTACGCAGAAGAATTCCCTGATAATGACTACACACAAATTGATTTCCTTACATCAGTTAACAAGTATTTCAATCTCGTTGTAGTTCCAAATCCTGATAAGCCGAGAAGTTTAATTGTAGAACCAATCATCGATTATATCGGTAAGGGAAGGACACTCGATTGGACAACAAAGGTTGACTTCAATCAGATACAATCTCTATATCCAACAACATCTCTAATCAATGGAACACTTGATTATGAATTTAAGTTAGACCAAGATTATGCTAACCAAGATTTTAATTCTCGTGCAAACAGAATATTTGGAACAGATAAATTCAAACTGAATCTTCAATATAAAGATGAGGTTACCAAATTTACCTATCTATTCTCATCTCCAATTGATATTACAATTAACAACGCATTCGTTCCCCTAATCACAATTGAGTCAATGTCCAAGTTGAAATCGATTGATAAAGATGGTCAATCACAACAGACATTCGTTCCATTTAAGATATTACCAAAATTAATATTTAGAGGTCTAACATTACCAAATGATAACTATGGATTTGTTGGGGGAACAGGAACAACAACTGGTTCATCTGTTTGTAAATCAGGAATAACATTCACTTTATCAGCACCAAGAACAGTTGAATATTATGATTGTTTTGGAGACCAAAATTTCTTTATAGGAAATACTGGTTCTAATACACTATTGGAATGTGCTGACCCTTCATCTCTTAGAATACCAGCACCACAATTACCTGCAACATTAACAATCACAAGTTCAGGAACAAGTTGTGGAACGATTGTTCAAGACCCTGTATATCAGACCTATTGGATGGATAACAATCAGATAGATAGATTCACCAACCTTAATAGATTTACAACCTATCCATTCGCTTATAATAACTTCTCACACTACATTAATTTTAGAGGTGAGGATAAAACCAATATTACCCCTGCTGAATTCTCATTTGTATCTGAGGACTTATACGACATCTATTACAAACCTTATGTTGATGATTTGATTAACGAAGAAAACAAGATTTATTCTTGTAAGATTTATCTGTATCCACAAGAGATTCAACAACTCAGATGGAATGAAAGAATCCTAATCAACAACACCTATTTTAGAATCAACAGAATCACCAACTACAATATGACCGAACCAACAATATGTGATGTTGAGTTGGTTAAGTTAACAAGAGAATATCCAGGTCATAGAGTTTTATATTATGATTTAATACCTTGTACAACAGGTGGAACAGAACTACATTCAAGTTCTGATTATATGTATAACTTATACGCATACGCAGGAAACTTCGTAAAACTATTTGATGATAACAACACCTATCTTGGATGTTATAATGTCTCAATAGGAACATACAATTCAGGTTATACTTACAATCACTATTATATCAATTCAGCATTCACATTTAACAATGTTGGGGTGTATGTTGATTGTGGTTGCACAGGAAGAACACCATTTGATTTAGTTCAAGAAGAGCCAGGTGAACCAAGATTATTCTGGTATAGAGGAATAGAGTGTAATGGAACAGACGAGTATGTATTTACATCATCAGGTTCATCAATTGATTTGAGTGGAGGAACATTCACACTATACAACTCAACAATATTTGATGAGGTTTGTGTGAGTGGTGTTACAGGATATTTTGCACAAGATACTCTGTGGGAACAGGTGGGACAATTCAGTTCATGTACAGAGTGTTCTTGTGTATTCTGTTTCTCATTTTCAATGACCGCTAATACAACAGGTCTTGTATCTTGGTTGGATTGTGATGGAATCGTATCAGATACATTCCTATTAGCAGGTCAGACATATACAATCAGTTGTCCTGGTGCAAGACCTGGCACTATTACAGGTGATGTTACACTTGATAAAGGACCAGTATGTTTTAATAGTTGTGTTACCCCAACTCCTACTCCGACAATACCAATCACTCCGACACCTACTCCAACATCACCAACACCTACTCCAACTGCAACACCTGAAACTACTCCTACACCAACACCATCAACAGGACTTGTCCCTTGTTACAACTACATCAACAATTCTGACTTCGCTTGGTTTGGTGATTATGTTGATTGCTTGGGTAATGTTGTCCTCAATTGGTATCTACCACCTTATGAATCAATATGTGCTCAGGTTGGTTCACCAATAACTCAAAGTGGAGAAGATTTAGTCCCAATATTTATTTGTTATGGATAATTTTAGTTGCTCACGATATAGTCACAATGAACCTAACTACGGTCCAAAAGTAATCTCAGGAACTACTTGTTCAGGAGTTACTGGTTCATTCACATTGGTGTATGGGGAGTCAATCTGTATGTCCAATGCAGAACCATTGAATGCTTGTGATAATTTTGATATTGAAGAGATATGTGGATTCCCAACACCTACTCCATCAGCAACTCCAATCATTACTCCAACACCAACAATTACTTCTACACAAACTCCTACAAATACTGAAACTCCTACTCAAACGCCTACAAATACACAAACACCCACTACAACTACAACATTAACATCAACTCCAACTCAAACACCTACTAATACTCTTACATCATCGAACACACCAACAAATACTGCTTCACCGACTTATACACCAAGTGTAACACCTACAAACACAAACACACAAACACCTACACATACAACTACTCCAACATATACACCAACTCAAACTATAACTTCAAGTCAAACCCCAACAGTAACACCAACAATCACAACTGTTTGGTATTATTATGAACAATCTAATGTTAGTGATTCAAATTGTAATGCATTATTACCAATAAACACAAATAATTGGTATTTAAGAAGTAATATTATTTTAACTGCTAATTTTTATTGTTACGGTGGTTATGGATTTTCAGGTAGAATTGGAAGCCCTTCGGGATGGATAACATCAACACAACCTGGCAGATATGATTATGAATTAATAAACCCAATACCACAATCAGGTTGCACAAACGGATTGTGTTCCATTGGGATAACCCCAACTCCAAGAACTACAAACACTCCAACACCAACAAACACTCCAACACCAACAAAACCTTAATAGATTATGAGTTGTATAACATATATCAATAATGACGCTAACGGAGTTCCTGTAACAGTATCAGGAACAACTTGTGGTGGTGTGGTCGGGAATTTTATGGTAAATTCTGGTCAAGCAATCTGTATGGATAATGATTTTGAAATCATTACTTGTGGTAATGCTGATATTGGAGCAGAATGTCTTCCACCAGTAACCCCGACACAAACTCCAAGTCAAACAACAACTCCAACACCATCTGTAACTGTTGGATTAACACCTACCGCAACACCTCAGTCAACAACAACACCAACCATAACCCCAAGTCCAACAAGAACTCCTATATCTACTCAGACGCCAACAAGAACTCCTATATCTACTCAGACGCCAACTGGAAGTTCATCAATTACACCAACTCCAACATCTACAATCCCTGTAACCCCAACGATAACATCATCACCAACACCTACCGAAAGTTGTCCTAATACAATTTATACTCATGGGGCAATTTTAGGTACTTGTAGTGATTATTGTAACAACAATTATAATATCACAGTTCAAGATTGTTCAAGTCAACCTTATTCAACTCTAACAATTGGTGATTTCATTTATGGTTATTCGGGTCAAAGTGGATATCTCGCATATTCAAATGTATCAACAGACACATCAACTGGTCCGTTCTTGATTGCGGATATAGATGGTTCAGGTGAAATACTTGGAATCTATGTTTGTTCAGGTGGAAGTTGTATACCTCAATAAAAATAATATTTATAGATATGGACTATACACCAAAAAATATTCGTGAGAATCTTAGTGATTTGAGATTAGTGTTCCCAAGTATCATGAACAACTTAAAGTTCATTAAATTTTTTACCAAGAAATTAGAGAATGGCAAGTAAGAAAAAAATAGAAGTTGATGTTGATATAGAAGTCAACTCCGAACCGTCCCTCAAACAGTTAAGAGAACTCAAAAAACAACTTAAAGAAACTGCCGCTGGTTCAGCAGAGTTCAACAAACTCGTTGCACAAATCAGAGATGTAGAAGACGCACTTGAAGAAAGTAAGGTAGGTGCTGAGGATTGGGCTGGTTCATTGGAGAAAGCGGGTGGTCCATTGGGACTATTGGGTAAGGGGATTAGACAAGCGGAGATTACCTTCTCATCATTCAACACTGCTCTAAAAGCGTCGGTGATTGGTCTCGTTGTTGCGGCTATCGGTGGT